TTCATACCAAATAGAATCCTATGGCCAAAAGGCTTTAGCTCAACTGGTACTCAAGTCAAAGGCTGGGAAGACTTTATCTCTGGTGGAGAAGACGGACTATCAGATCCCGCTTTCCCTACAATCTCACCTCCTGCTGGAACTGACATCATATCATCTGGCACAATATGGGATTACTTAGGATTACCAACTGGCGCAACTGCTGCTGCAACTGGAACATCTTATCTCGGAGAAGACTTTAGCGCTTTACCAATCGCTGCATATAATAAAATCTATAACGAATACTACAGAGATCAAAACTTAGTTACTACACCTCTACCCGACTCACTAATCGATGGAGACAATACATCTCTAATTTATTCTCAATCTGCCATGCAAAAAAGAGCTTGGCAACATGACTACTTTACATCTGCATTACCTTGGACACAAAAAGGTCCTGAAGCAACTATACCTCTTGGAACTGAAGCTCCTATTATTTATGGAGACTACGACGCTGGAGGTGGAGACGTACAATACTTTAGAAAACCTTATTCTGTAGACCCTGCTGGTTATTTAACTAATGACGCTGGATTTATAACTAATTCTAGTGGAAAACTACTTAATTCTGGTGGAAGTGAAACTGGTAATATTGATGTTTCTCATACACACATCGCTGATCTAACACAAGCTGCTGCTGCATCTATCAATGATTTAAGAAGAGCATTTAGACTTCAAGAATGGCTTGAAAGAAACGCAAGAGGTGGCTCTAGATATATAGAAATTATAATGGCTCACTTTGGAGTAAAATCATCAGACTCTAGATTACAAAGACCTGAATTCCTAGGTGGCTCTGCAACTCCTGTAACAATATCCGAAGTATTACAAACATCAGATAACGCTGCTGAAAACACTCCTCAAGCTAACATGGCTGGACACGGTGTATCCGTTGGCGCCTCTAAAAAAGTATCATACTTCTGTGAAGAACATGGATTAATAATGGGACTAATGACTGTTATGCCTAAATCTGCATATCAACAAGGTCTACCTAAACTCTATAAAAAATATGACAAATTCGACTACTTCTGGCCCGCTTTCCAATCTATTGGAGAACAGCCAATCTATAATGAAGAACTCTATTTTGATGCTTCTGATTCCCTTAATGATGGCATCTTTGGCTATACTCCTCGTTACGCTGAATATAAGTACATACCTTCATCCGTACACGGAGAATTCAGAAATACTCTAAACTTCTGGCATATGGGAAGAATCTTTGATACAAGACCTTCACTAAACCAAGACTTTATAGAAATGGACAACACCGAAGTCGAAAGAATCTTCGCTGTTAATCAAGACGCAGAAAATCTGTACGTCTATTTACATAACAAAGTTCAAGCAACAAGACCTATGGTCTACTTCGGAACTCCAACAATTTAATATCATGCCTTATAATAAAAAGAAACCAAAATTCAAAAAGTTTAAAATGAAATCTATCGGATTCAAAAAGAGACTAAAAATGCAGAAGAAAAAATCTGCTAAATACAACTCTTTCAGAGTCGCTCGTGGTGGAATAAGACTATAAACTATGGCTCGATGTCTCTCCCCTTTTCAGTTAACTAAAGAGTATACTGATATCTCTGGAAAGAATAGAACTATTAACGTACCGTGTGGCAAATGTGTAAGTTGTTTAAAAAGAAGGTCAGGCCACTGGTCCTTCAGGTTAGCTCAGGAAGCTCAAGTCTCATCTTCGGCTTCCTTTCTAACCTTAACGTACGCTAACGCTCCTATCTCAGAAAATGGATTTCCTACTCTTGTAAAAGAAGACTTTCAAAAGTTCTTAAAAAAACTACGAAAGAAATGTCCTTTATATAAACTTAAATACTACGCTTGTGGCGAATACGGTACAAAAACAAACCGTCCTCACTATCACGCTATAATATTTAACTTACCTCACAGGATAATATCCAAACCTGAAATAATTACAAATATCTGGGGACATGGTCATACCATGATCACCCATTCAAACGATTTAACAATAAACTATGTCTCTGGTTACATAATGAAAGACAACATTAAACAAATCAACAGACATGACGACAGACTAAGAGAATTCTCTTTAATGTCAAAACGCATGGGACTATCTTACCTTACTCCTCAAATGATTAACTATTATAAAAAACGAGAACTTACTGCTATACTCCATGAAAATGGACACTTTATCTCTATGCCTCGATACTATAAACAAAAAATATTTAATAAACAGGAATTAAAAAAGATATATACTGATATGCTTAACCATAACGAAGTTATAGAAAGAACCACTTATGAAAAAAATCAAGATATCAGAAAACATAAAAAACAATTAAAATTAAAACGAGTTACAATATGAAAAAAACAATCAAAAAAACAACTAAAGTTGTTAACAAGAAACCAACTATCTATACACAATTTGGAAATACTCCTCCTTTAAAAGGAAAAATAATGTCAGACAAAATCATGACAATCCCCGATCAAACTAAAACAATACGGGAACTGCTTGATAACCATTCCCGCGGGATTCCCCTTGGTGTAAACGAACAAAAAGGAGAATACTTTGATACTCCTATACCTGTCTTTACAGACTTAACAGATATAATGGAATATAAACATCAGCTTAAAGAAAAAGAAGCTGAAGTAAATAAACTTATCGCTGAAGAAAAAGCTAAAAAACTTGAGGAACTCAAGAAAACAAAACCCGACACACTTGAAGCCGAACAGGCTAAAAAAGAAATCGAAAAAATTGATGATCAGAAATGATCATCTTTTTTTTGATTAGACCGTACGTACAGTACATACGGGCAAAGCCCGTCGCACTAATACATACTTGATATATTAGTGCTAATTGACACCAAATAAAAAAAATGAGAAAACCCACAACGAAATGCAATGGAGTAGGGGATACGAATTAAATAAAATTTGGTCAATAAAAATAAAATAACTACATTGTACTCAATGGAGAAAAAACTGAATAATCATAATATATATTATGGTTCATTCTAACTCTGTAACAATTTAACATAATATAATAATTTAAACTCAATACACATGAAAGTTACAAATTCAAACGAAGACTTCAAAACTGAAGCTCAAAAACAAAAAGATGAAATCTTAAGAAAAATCATCTTACAACACTGCGTTATATGTCATCAACAACTTGATTTACTACAACTCAGACTAATAAACTTTGACGATCTAATAAAAGGTGTTATCGACACCCTTAAACAGACTCAAAATCTTATAAAACAACAAGAAGTTAAAAAAGACAAAACTAAACTTAAAAAAGTATAATTATGGCAGACCCATTCTTTACTGGACCCTCTATCTTAAGTGCCGTTGGCTCCCTTGGCTCATCACTTATTTCAAACATAGGTGCTAAACAAAGACAAAGAGAAGCTGATAAACAAAACATTCGCTTTTGGAATATGCAAAACAAATACAATACTCCTTTAGCTCAAATGCAAAGATTCAAAGACGCTGGTCTTAACCCTAACTTAATATATGGAAAAGGAACTCCTGGGCAAGCAAGCCCAGTTGCTCCTTCTAAAGCTGCACCCTATTCTGTGCAAAACCCTGTTCCTCCTCAAGCAATGCTTATCAATTCACAAATAGAATTAAACAAAGCAAATGAAATAAAATCTCTAGCTACTGCCGAAAAAGAAGGCACAATGTCAGACGAAATAAAAGCTTTACTAGGTGGAAAAATACGTCAATACGATGTATCAAATGATTTAAATGCCTTAAAACTAGAAATAGGCAACGCTACTAAACAATCACAAATAAATAAAATAGTAGCAGAATCAAACACTGCTCGATTTACAGAAAATATTCAAGCTATGTCATCAGACTATGCTAATAAAGGTTTAAAACCTGACTCAATCGGAATAATAATGAATGGACTTGGACTATCTCCAAATAACCCTGACGACCGAGCAATATTAAAAGGACTAATCTATACTTGGTATGGATCTAATGTAATAAAAAACTTAACTGGTCCATTAAAAACATTACTTGAAAAATTCTTTAAAGGAAAAATTTAAAACTAAAAACTATGTCTATATTTTCAAAAGTGGCAATGCCCAAACCCGCGTCGAATACTTTCGACCTATCACACGATAAGAAATTCTCTATGAAACTTGGAGAAATTACTCCTATCTGCTTAATGGAATGTGTACCTGGAGACAAATTCAATATAACCTCTACTAATCTACTAAGATTCGCACCGTTACTATCTCCCGTTATGCATCAATCATCTGTATATATACACTACTTCTTCATACCAAATAGAATCCTATGGCCAAAAGGCTTTAGCTCAACTGGTACTCAAGTCAAAGGCTGGGAAGACTTTAT